GATTAAGAAGTGTAGACCATAGAAGGTTTACAATGAAAGATATCGGTAAGATATCAAATCGTGTTGCTAACTTAGAAAGATTAACAACACTATCTCTATTAGAAAGAGATACACAAACAATGCAGTTTAAAGATGCAGACGGATTTGATAGATTCAAATCAGGTTTTGTTGTGGATTCATTTAAAGGACATAATGTCGGAGACGTTAACCATATAGATTATAATTGTTCAGTCGATACGAAATCAGGCGTACTGAGACCTAAGAACTTCCAAAACTTCTTCGATATTGAATTCGATTCAGTTAACAGTTCAGAGTTTCAAAAGACGGGTGACTTAATTACTTTACCTTATACAAGTACAACTTATGTAAATCAAAGTAAAGCGTCAAGGGCAATGAATGTTAACCCTTATCACGTATTTGCATTTATTGGAAATGTAAGTCTGACTCCTGCTTCTGATATATGGCAAGACCAAACACAATTACCCGAAGTAAGAATAAACAGAGAAGGTAACTTTGACGCATTGTTAGCTGAAAGTGCAGACCTTGGAACTGTTTGGAATGCATGGCAAACAAACTGGGTAGGAGAACCTACAACTGTGTCTACAGAGGTTCTATCGACTTCTAGTGGTTCATGGAGTGGTGACCCAGCACAAGGTGGTGAATGGGTATCGGGTACAGAAGTATCAAGAGAAATAACAAATACGATTGAAACACAAAGTAGAACTGGTATTAGAACTACTGTAGTAGAAGATTTTGTAGAAGATAGAAATGACAGAGTTGTAAGTATATCTGTTATTCCATTTATACGTGCTCAAACAATTGAGATTGACGCAGTAAACTTAAAACCTGATTCATTCCATTACGTATTCTTTGACCAACAAGACGTAAACAGATTCGTAAGACCATTCAATGCAACTTATTCTCAGGACGGTGGAACAGGTGTTACATCAGGAATTAAAGCAGATGGTAACGGTAGAGTTCGTGCATACTTTGATTTACCTAATAATGGGCCAGATAGATTCCCTACAGGTCAAAGAGACTTAAAAGTAACGTCAAGTGTATACAATGAATCTAACCCTTCATCGGGTGGTCAAGCACAATTTAGTGCTCAAGGTTTACTACAAACTAATCAAACAGAAATTATTTCTACTAGAAATGGTAGAACTATAGTAGGTGCTACAGCGGGTGAAAGACAGATAACAAGACGTGGTGAACAAATGAACTCACGTAATGTGGATACTGACGCACCACCAGTACCATTACCTGACCCTAATTTTCCAGCAACTCCACCAGCGGAACCTGACCCACCAAGGGAAGACCCGCCGTTGCCACCGCCACCAATACCTAACATAAATCTACCGTTAAACATAGATTTTGATTTTGATTTCAATGTATTTGAATTTGGTGGGTGGATGGATCCGCTTGCACAATCATTCTTAGTTGATAAAAGTGGTGGTATGTACTTAACAGAAGTAGACTTGTTCTTTAAAACTAAAGACGAGAGTTTACCTGTATCTGTAGAAATTAGAAACATGGTTAATGGATATCCTGGCCAAATTATATTACCGTTCTCAGAGGTTACAAAAAATCCTGCAGACGTTAATTTGTCACAGGACGGTTCAGTTTCTACAACATTCACATTCCAAAGTCCAGTATTCTTAGAACAGAATCAAGAATATTGTTTTGTAGTTCTTTCAAACTCTAACAAGTATGAAGCATTCATTTCAAGAATGGGTGAAACAGACTTAGTAACAGGACAAACAATTTCAGGACAACCATATGCTGGTTCATTATTCGCATCTCAAAATGCTTCAACATGGACTGCAGAACAAACAGATGACCTCAAGTTCCATTTGAAGTATGCAAGGTTTGATATTTCTAAGAGACCTATTGTTAAATTTAATAACAAAGCATTAGAAGCTTCACCTTTACAAAATAATCCAATCGAATCATATGCTGGTGAAAACTACGTAAGAGTTTATGCATATGGACACGGTATGTATGATAATTCTTCTAACGCTGTTATAGCGGGAGTTACAGGAGAAAAAACTGGTGCGATTATAAACATAGAAGCAGAAGGTTCAATAGCAACAACTGGAACCATGGGTTCTACTTCAACAGGAGTTGCGACAACTACTGACGGTTCAGGAACAGGTTGTAAATTAGATATCACTGTATCAAGTGGAAGTATAACTTCAATTAAAATTGCAGACCCTGGCTTTGGATATACAACTTCAAACAAACTAACAGTAACAAACTTTGGTAGTGCAACTAACACAGTAGAAATTGACATTGACACAGTAGACCAAACAATCGGTGGTATTCCAATATCATGTATCAATGGAACATACACCGCTATCTCAGGAACAGACATTGATAGTTATACGGTAATACCCGACTTGTCTAGTACAGACCTTAAAACAGGTTATGTTGCTCTAGAAAGCACACAAAGTGGTGGTGGAAACGCAACCGCACAAAGAAACTATTACTTCGATACAATACACACAATGATACCAAGTGTTCAATTGAAAGGAACATTGTTGCATACTAATATTAGAACAACTGCAATGAAATCGCCAGAAGGTGTTGGTGGAACTGCATATGTTAAAAACAATACTGCAGAGTTTATCACATTAAATGATAACCACTTCTTAGACCAACCTTCGATTGTTGCTTCACCTATCAATGAAACTAATGAAATGGCAAGTGTGAAGTCATTTACTTGTACTTTGCAAATGCAATCACCTAGGGGTAACTTGTCACCAATGATTGACATTTCTTCTTTAGGTGCATTAGGTATCATGAACAGATTAAATAACATAGACAGTAGTTCAGATGTACCTACAGGAATCACATATGTTGATTCTACGGAACCCGATGGTGACAACAATGCATTTGTATACTGTACAAGAAAGGCGTCTCTGGCTACGCCTGGCACCGCCGTGAAGGTAATGTTAGACGGATTTAGACCTTCGGGAACTGATTTAAAAGTTCTTTACAAGGTGTTAGAAAACGATAACTCGACACCATTCGATGATATCGGTTGGAGATATTTTAATACAGACGGTTCGCCAGATATCGCTGTAGGAAATGACGCAAGAAACTTTAAAGAATATAATTATACTCAAGAGGGACTAGCAGAGTTCTCAGCATTTGCAATTAAGATTGTAGGACAGTCAACTAATACTTCCACAGTCCCACTTGTAAGTAACCTGAGAGCGATTGCATTAGCAACATAATATTATGTCAAAGTTCGCTTACGAAAAAGGACATGCAAAAGTAGAAGGACATTCGACTCTACTTAGAGAAGAAAGTTCAAGTGCGATTATTAATAATGATATCAACGGATATCAAGCTGCTATTAGAAGAAAAAAAGTTTTTCAAATACAGCGAGAGGAAATAAATACTTTAAAAGTAGAAATGACAGAGATAAAACAACTATTAGGTGAAATATTAGAGAGAACAAATGGCAAAAACGATTGACCAATTTAGTACGTTAGAAAACTTTAGAACTCGTTACAACGATTTAGCAAATGACGTTGGGGATATCTCTGGCTTAAGAACAGACGTTACAGGAAACCTAATAGACGCAATCAATAGTATAGAAGATAAAACATTCTTCTATCAAGAGTTTCTTTATACTGCGACCAGTGGACAAACTGCATTTACAGGAAATGACGCATTTAGTAATGACCTAGTATTCAAGAAAGATAGAATACAGGTTTATAAAAATGGTGCATTGTTAAGAGTTGGTGACGACTATGTTTTAGCAAGTCAACAATCAGACGGAACATTCAAACAGATTACACTTATTTCAGGTGCTACCACAGGTGATAAAATCGCAATCCATGCCTTTACTGGTTCATTCTTAACAGTTCAAGGTGGTGGTGTCGGTGGTAGTTCTCTATTTACAGAAACTGCAAACAATACAATCTTTAACCATAATAGTAATGGTATAGTATTAAACGCAACCAATACTCCTTCTATCACTTCATTAGATACTGGTATAAACATTCAGTTAGAAGGCGTAACTAAAGTTGACGGTAATCTATCAGTTGATACTGGTCATACATTTACTGCTCCAACAATTACAGACGGAACAGGAACATTTACTGGTGGTAATGGTACTGGTTGGACAAGTATAACTTCTACTTCGTTTGCTGGTAACTTAACAGGTAACGTTGCAGGTGATACTACAGGAACACACATTGGGCCGTTGAGTTCAAGTTCAGGTAATATTCAAGTTAATTCAGCAACATACATAACAGAATTTAGAGGTGGTGGTTCAACCGAAGGACAGATTAGACTTAACTGTCATGTTAACTCTCATGGTCAAACTATTAGACCTCAACCACATAGTGAAGGTGTTACAAATACATTAACACTTCCTGCAGGTGGTGACCAAGAATTAGTTGGTACAACTGATACTCAGACTTTAACAAATAAAACTATTACAGGTACATTTACAGGAACTTTAACAGGTACAACTTCTGATATTTCTAATCATAGTATTACAGGATTGAGTGACGTTGGTGGAAGTGCCCCAAGTGACGGACAGATACTTGTTTATAGTTCAAGTAATAGCAGATACGAAGCTACAGACCAAAATACTTCTGACAGTGTGACAGAAGGTTCAAGTAATTTATATTTTACAAACGAAAGAGTTGACGATAGAGTTAATGCACTGATAGTTGGTGGAACAGGTATAGCAACTGTATATGACGATGCAAGTAACACATTAACAATTAATGGTTCTGCTCAATACGGTAATGAAGATGTCCTAGATTTCTTAGGTGGCGGTGGACTAGTAGGTGGAAATGGTATAGATTTAACTTATAATGATTCCGCTAATACATTAACCATTCACAGTGATATTGAAGGTGGTGCTGGTATGCTTGCAACTACAGAAGCTACAGGAGAAAACACCATAAATATCGGCGCAGGTAAAGGTATAAAAGTCAATGCAGATGATGTGCAAATTGACTACGAAGTAACTAACTCAGCTCCAGGCTCAGTTGGTTCAACTTCTGACGGTCACCTTTGGTTTGTGATATAGTGAATGAGTAATGTGTAATGTCAGACGAAATATATATAAACACCAAGAACACTCCGCATAGTCAACTAGGACAATTAGGTAGTTCAGGCAATTTTCAACAACCGTATCAAGGTCAAGCAGCTGTTACGGGTACTTTGCAGGCACAAAGAGCTGTAACTGGTCAAACTCCGACTACTTATCAGGCAAGATATCCATTTACTTACCAAGCAAACGCACGTGGAAGATATCCATATCCTGCAAACTCTCAGACGCCATATCCTGCTTCAGCACAAGGACAATATCCATTTACTTATCCTGCGATAGGACAAAATCCCTATACGTTTGAATATATCGCAAGATATCCATTCGCTTATCAAGCAAGGTATCCGTATCCTGCAAACTATACAGCACAGGGAAGATATCCTGCTAATGCAAGTGGTACATATCCTTATCAACAAAATTATCAAATAGCATATACTTTTCCGTATACCTATAGCGCCCGTAGACCTAGTCCTGCTAACCACCGTGGTACATATCCATATTCAGCGAGGACACAGGTAGTCAATAGGGCAAGATATCCGTTTACTACATCTACTCCCCTTTTTGGGCCTCACGGATATCAAGTTCCATATCCGTTCTTTTTTAGTTTTGACCCTAAAGACCCAGGCACAAATGCCCAAGGTCGAAGGCCTGCTAATAGACAAGGATATTATCAAGGGTCACAGAATGTAAGAGGTCGTACACCTTCTATTGCCAATGGAAGAAGACCTGTAAATGGTACAACTCCTTGGCCAGAACCTGAATTGAATTCACAGTTTCCGATTCCTTATGCGTATCAACAGCCTTATTCGTTTACTCCAAGAACACAACAACCATATATTGCAACTGGAAGATATCCATTTACACAGCAAAGTCAACAACCTTATATTACCAATGGGCAGGGACAGGGTAGTACACAACACCAAAAAAATGCTCAAGGGCCTTATCCATTCACTTATCAAGCAAGATATCCATACCCTGCAACTTACCAAGCAAGAGGAAGATATCCTGCTAGTGCACGTGGTATGTATCCAGCTCAAGCAAATGGACAACAACCGTTTAGTTATCAAGCAAACGCACGTGGAAGATATCCATTCATTTATACTGCACGTCAGCCAGGCACTTATCAAGCACAGGGAAGGTATCCATTTACATATCCTGCAAATGCTAGAGGAAGATATCCTGCTAGTGCACAGAATCCATATCCGTTCCAGCAGAACTATCAACAAAATTATATTTTCCAACAACCATATTCTACAACTAGAAGTATTGGTGCAGCTGCCAAAGTTAAAGCGGTGTACTTGAATGACGCTGGAACTTTAAGAAAATTACAAGAAGTATATGTAAATAATCAAGGAACACTAGAAAAAACTCACCAAACAGTTCCAGCAGCTCAATTTAGTAAATCATAATAGGTATAAATAGTTAAATGGCAATAATCGCAAACATATTCATAGACCAAGGTACAGACTTTGCTATACAAGTTGACCTAACAGATACAGTAGGTGATGTATTGAATCTCACTGGATTTACTGCGACTGCCCAATTAAGAAAAACATATGGTTCTTCAAATGCGGCCGCAACCTTTACATGTTCACATAATGGAGTTGGTGGAACAGTTACAATGACATTAACTGATACTATTACAACTGCTTTAGAAGCAGGAAGATATGTATATGATTTATTGATAACGGACAGTGGCGGTTCAATAAGTCGTGTCGTTGAAGGACAAGCAACAGTAACGCCAGGCGTAACGAGGTAAACATGGCAATTAAAGGAAAACTTAGAGGAACAGGAAATATCAAAGTACAAACTTTAAAAGTTGGAGTTACAGACGTTAATCTATCAGCAAAATCCATTCAGGAACTACAAGACGTAGAAGCTTCAGAAACTGATAAAGGGTATCTACAATACGACCAAACCACCGATAAGTGGAAAACTACCACAGTCATTGACGGTGGCACTTTCTAATCGTATAAATAGTATAAGACACATATCAAGGGAACAACCAGTGAGTTCCGACCCACATTGTGAGTGGATAGGTTCATTATGGATATACCCATGTGGGATTAATAACAGAATTATACGAGGAAAAAATAAATGGCAACAGTAATTCAAATTAAAAGAACGACTGGTGTTTCTAGCCCTACAGTATCGGATTTAGCAGAAGCGGAATTGGCGTATGTCCAAGACCGTTCTAATGACGGTGCGTCCTCAAAGTTGTTCATTGAGTCTGTAGATTCAAGTTCAAACCCAGTTATACATGAAATTGGTGGTAAATTTTTTACTGATATCATAAAGGGTTCTACACCCACACCTGCTAACTTAATTGTTGGTAATGGTGCGACTGCTGGTGCAGAGATTCAACTTAGAGAAGATTCTGACAACGGTACAAACTATGTTGCTTTGAAATCGCCAAATGCGGTTGGTTCAAATGTAACATTTACACTGATGGGTGCAGACGGTTCTGCTAATCAGGTAATTGAAACCGATGGTTCAGGAAATTTAGGTTTTAGGACAGTAACATCAACAATTGACGGTGCAACAGACACTAATATCACTTCAGCAGCTGACGGTGCAATGTTACTGTATGATACAGGAACATCTAAGTGGATAGATAACGTAATGTCAGGTGACGCTACTATGGCGGACACTGGTGTTATGACTATCTCAAATGACGCAGTCACACTTGCTAAAATTGCAGACGCAGTTATTATTACAGAATCAGAAGGTATCTCAAGTAATGATGTAGATACGGGGTTCCCAACAGCGGCTGCTGTTAAGGACTATGTTGATTCAAACATAACTGCTCAAGATTTAGACGTTACAGGTGATTCAGGAACAGGTGCGGTAGACTTAGATTCTCAAGCGCTAAATATCGTAGGAACAACAAACGAGATTGTAACTTCTGCGAGTGGACAAACAATCACAGTAGCTTTACCTGATGACGTAACTGTAGGAAATAGTCTAACAGTAACAGGTAACTTAACGGTTAACGGTACTACCACAACTGTTAACTCAACAACTACAACAGTAGACGACCCAATCTTTACAGTTGGTGGAGACAGTGCTCCTGGCTCAGACGACAACAAAGACAGAGGTATCGAGTTTAGATACCATGACGGTTCTTCTGCTAAAATTGGTTTCTTTGGATATGACGATTCAGTAAATAAGTTTACGTTTATCTCAGACGCTACAAACACTTCCGAAGTATTTTCAGGTTCAGCAGGTAATGTTGCATTTGGAAACATGGAAGGTGTTGGTTTAGCATTAAGTGGTTCAATAACTTCTGTAGACGGTTCTGCACCAACTAACGGTCAGATTCTAATGGGACATACTTCAAATGGAGATATGCAATTAGGAACAATCACTGCAGGTGAAGGTATTGACGTAACTAATGGTGCTGGTAGCATAACAATTACGGGAGAAGACGCAACAACGTCAAACAAAGGTATCGCAAGTTTTGCTAGTGCAAACTTTACAGTATCAAGTGGTGCAGTAACTATCACTGGTATTGACGGTGGGACATTTTAATTATTAGAATAGGGTAATACATGGCAACAGTCATAACGTTCAAGAAGTCATCGACTCAGAACGCTGTTCCAACTACCTCAGATATCACTCTTGGGGAATTGGCAGTAAATACTTACCACGGTAGGTTTTACACTGAGAAGAATGACGGTTCAGCTGCCATTGTAGAAGTAGGGTCTAATCCTGCATCATTCACTATTAATGACGCAATCACATTCCCCACTTCTGACGGTTCAGCTGACCAAATAATTACAACCGATGGTTCGGGGACTTTGACGTGGGCAGACCAAAGTGGCGGAAGTTATGGAACAGGTGCAACTTTTACCTTTTCTCTAACAGGAACCACAACCACTATATCAGGAAATGATGATGATGGGCAAGCATTGTCATATGATATTGGAAAAGAAGCAGTATATCTAAACGGTGTACTATTACAAGACGGTGGTGTTGACTACGCAACAACAAGTTCCTCAGTAATTACTCTTCAAGCAAATGGTGAAAGTGGTGACGTTGTTTGTATTAAAACACCTAAAAATCCAGGCGTATTAGTTGAAACTGCAAGTTCAGCATTGACAACTACTGATTCAAACCAAACTATTCTTTCAATTGCTTCTGCTGGAACAAAGTCAACTAAAATATCTTTGACTGCAGTTCATTCAACAGGTTCACATTCATGCGAAGTTCTCATGGGTAATGACGGTAGTAACGCATTCTTTTCACAATACGGTGACGTAACAACTACAGGTTCATTCTTGTATGATTTATCCACAACAATGTCAAGTGGTAATCAATTATTGAGAGCGACACCTGCTAATACTAATACAACTTTCTTTTTAACTTACAGTAGATTACCAGCACTCAAAAACGGTGAGTTGACAACTACAACTACAACTGCAGACCAAACATTAGATACGTGTTCAGTTGCATATGAAGGAGTTAAGTATTCATTACTTGCAGTTCATTCAAGTGGGTCACATGCGTGTGAGGTTGTAGTAGGTACAGACGGTACAAACGCATTCTTCTCACAATATGGCGATGTTATAACTGCAAGTTCTTTATTCACTCTAAATACATCAGTTAGTTCAGGAAATACTAATCTATTAGTAACTCCTGCTAATACGAATACTACGTTCTATTGGAACGTGACTAAGAGAGGAGAATAATGCCAAGGTCATTAGCATTCAAACTTGCAGAAATTTCTAGGCACATAGAATATGATGCCACTAATGACGATATTGTTGTAAGTAAAGAATTAGTTTCTTCAAGAAGGAAATCGGGTTCTACAACTACGACTGCGACAACTCAAGTCGCACTGGATACGTTTGCACATGCAACATTCTCAACTGCAAGATACATTGTATCCGTAACTCAAGGTTCAGATTATCATTCTACAGAACTTGTTATATCTCATAACGGTTCTAGTGCAGATATCCTTGAGTATGGTATTCTCAAATCAGGTAGTGATTTAGCAACATTCAGTGCTGATATCAGCGGTGCAAATGCAAGATTACTCATAACTCCTGCCTCTTCAAGTTCAACTGTCTTTAAATTTGATAGACAACTAGTAGAATCTTAATCCTAAACTCCGTTTAGTTATAAATAACAGTAGACATTTTTAATAATGCTGTGAACTGGGATAGTGAACAGTAAACGGAGGCGAACAGCGTGGCTGCAAAGAATTTTCATGTAAAAAACGGACTGAGTATCGGTACAACCGAGGTAATCAACAGCTCAGGTCTTATACAAACAGCCGCACTAGGAAGTGATTTTAACGAAAAGGTTGACGACAGAGTCAACGCATTAATCGTTGCAGGAACAGGTATTTCTACCTCATATGATGATAGTGCAGGCACATTAACAATCAACGGACAAGTCGGGGATATCACGGGCGTAACTGCTGGTGACGGTCTTTCAGGTGGTGGAACAAGTGGTGCGATAACACTCGCACTGGATAGTTCAGTAGCTGGTGACGGTCTTGCACATTCAAGTGGTGTTCTATCAGTCGGAGTAGACGATAGTTCAATCGAAACAGATTCAGACGCATTAAGAATTAAAGCAAGTGGTGTTACTAATGCCATGTTGGCAGGTTCTATTGCAAACGATAAACTATCAAATTCATCAATTACAGTTTCAGACGGCAGTAATACAACTGCGACAGCATTAGGTGGAACAATAACCTTTGCTGGTGGTGAAGGTATAGATGTTGCAGAAAGTTCAGGCACAGTCACATATTCAGCGGAACTTGCAACAGAAACAAACGCTGGTGTCGCAACATTTGACGGAACAGACTTTACTGTATCAGCTGGTGATGTCACGGTAAACGCAGAAAGAATTCAAGATATCGTTGGTGCAATGGTATCAGGAAATACTGAAAGTGGTATCACAGTTACATATGAAGACGGTGACGGTACTTTAGACTTCTCTACTACACTAGGTGGTCTTGCTGGTACTTCTGATAATATCACAGAAGGTTCAACAAATTTATTCCTTACCAACGAAAGAGTAGACGATAGAGTAAACGCACTATTGACTGCTGGTACAAACATGTCATTGACATATGACGATGCAGCTAATACTTTAACAATTGCGTCTTCGGGTAAAACAGAAGAAGAAATAGAAGACATTGTTGGTGCACAACTTGCTACAAACGGTTCACACACAAATATCACTGCAACATATGACGATGCTGGTGACGGTGCGGTAGACCTTGCAATTACAGACGCAACAATCAGAGGAAAGGTTTCCGTAACAGATTCAGGTGGAGACGGTTCACTTGCATACAATAACTCTACAGGTGTTATCACATATACAGGCCCAAGTGCGTCAGAAGTAAGAGCACATATCTCAGGTGGAACAGGTGTTACTGTATCAAGTGGTGAAATTGCAATTGGACAAGCAGTTGCAACAAGTTCAAATGTAACTTTCGCAGACGTAGCTGCAACAGGTAATTTGACAGTTACAGGTAACTTAGATGTAAACGGAACAACCACAACTTTAGACACTACAAACTCAACAATTACAGATAGATTGATTGAGTTAGGAAATGGTACAACAGGAACACCTGCAAATGATATGGGTATTGTTCTTGAAAGAGGAGACTCAGACAACGCATTTATAGGTTGGGATGAAAGTGCAGACAAATTCTTAGTAGGTACAGGTTCATTTACAGGTGCAAGTACAGGTGACTTAACAGTTACTACAGGAACACTTGTAGCAAACTTAGAAGGTAACGTAACTGGTAACGTAACTGGTGACTTGACTGGTAACGTAACTGGTAACGTTAGTGGAACTGCAGCTACAGTAACAGGTGCAGCTCAAACAAACATTACAAGTCTTGGAACTCTTACAGCATTAACAGTAGACGATATTAGTATTGACGGTTCAAAGATATCTATAGCCGATAACTCAGCAACTGCTCTTACCATTTCAGAAGGTAGTAATGACTATTTAACTTTTAATACTACAGACTCAGCAGAAACAATATTATTAGGAAAACCTCTTGATACAAATGGTAATGCAATTATTTTTGATGTAGATGGTGATACATCAATTGCTGGTTCACCTATTGATGATATGTTGATATTTAAATCTGGTGGAGCTTCATGGTTATTAGCTTCTGCAAATGTTGGTTTATCACCAAATGTTGCATTCCCCCTTGGTAATTCAAGTTATCCGTTTACCCATTTATATGTGGACAATATTTTTGTTGATGGTAATACAATTAAATCAGAAAATTCAGATGGCGATTTAATATTTAAAGGCAACGATGGCGGTTCAGAAATAACTGCTCTTACACTTGATATGTCTGAAGCAGGTGCAGCTACTTTTAATGCAGGAGTAACTGCTACTACATTTACAGGTGCATTAACTGGTAACGTTACTGGTAACTTAACTGGTAATGTCACAGGTAATGTTAGTGGAACTTCAGGTTCAACAACAGGTAATGCCGCTACAGCAACTGCATTACAAAATGCAAGAACAATCAACGGAGTATCTTTTGACGGAACTGGAAACGTAACAACCTTGACTGCAGGAACAGGTGTTTCTGTATCAGGAACCGAAGTTGCAATCGGACAAGCAGTTGCTACAAACAGTAACGTGACCTTTAATCAGATACACACCGACTACGCAAGTAATAGTGGACAAGTTGCAAGGAACATTTACCAATCAACTTCTGCTCCAAGTGGTGGAGACGGACAAGTCGGCGACTTATGGATTTTATACTCTTAATAAGGGTAACAGGATAATATAATATGGCATCAGGCTCACAGAAGGTTAAAACACCTACAGGCTGGAACGCAACTCAAGGTGCGTGGGTTAAAACGCCTGACGGTTGGCGTGCAGTAGAGCAAGTCTATATTAAAACGCCTGACGGGTGGAATAATGCTAGTGGTCAAGAAGATACACAACAACCTGCTCGAAGACCTGCAACTGGTAGACTTCAAGCACAAAGACCTGCAACTGGTCAATTACAGGCACAAAGACCTGCAATAGGAACAACACCTGCAAGAAGACCTGCGACTGGTAGACTTCAAGCACAAAGACCTGCATCAGGACAGTCGCCAAGCACTTATCAGGCGCAAGGAAGATATCCATATCCTGCCAATGCACAGGCACCTTATCCTGCTAATGGACAACAGCCAGGCACATATCCTGCTAACGCTCAGACGCCTGGCACATATCCTGCAAATGCTAGAGGAAGATATCCTGCTAACGGACAATCGCCAGGCACATATCCTGCTAATGCGAGACAGCCAGGAACTTATCAGGCAAGATATCCATTTACTTATCCTGCTAACTCACAAAGTCCATTTACGTATCAGGCAAGATATCCATTTACATACCCTGCTAACTCACAGTCACCATTTACGTATCAGGCAAGATATCCGTTTATTGCACCTACAACATATCAGGCACCTACAACGTATCAGGCAAGATATCCATTTATTACACCTGCGAGACAACCTTTCACTTTCTCATTCATGAAAGACGGGATAGTTTATAACGGTCAGAATCCTTTTACTACAAGTGCAAGGGGTAGGTATCCTGCTAATACAACGTATCCTGCTAACACGAATACAAATGCACGTGGAAGATATCCTGCCAACGCAAGGCAGCCAGGAACTTATCAGAATAACGCAAGAGGAAGATACCCTGCTAATGCAAGACAGCCAGGCACATATCAAAACAATGCACGTGGAAGATATCCTGCGAACTCACAGTCACCATTTACTTATCAGACGCCTTATAGAACTCCGTTTACATATCAGGCAAGATATCCATTTACATATCAAGCGTCTTATAGAATTCCGTCTACTTATCAGGCGTCTTATAGAACACCGTTTACGTATCAGGCAAGACAACCTAGCACGTATCAAGCACAAGGAAGATATCCGTATCCTGCTAACGCACAGACATCATATAATTTCCAACAGAACTATCAGAACCCATACCCGTTCCAACAGAATTATCAAAATCCGTATCCGTTCCAACAGAACTATCAGAACCCGTATCCGTTCCAACAGAACTATCAGAACCCGTACCCATACCAGCAGAACTATCAAAACCCTGTTCAACGTTGGGACGGTGTGTTACAACAACAATGGCCTGCAACACCTATTTCGTAACACACTAAATATACTCACATAAGTGAGATTTTTATTATGACAGAAATTGACCATTTAATTGATTTTATTCCATTTCGCCTAGACTGGACGCAAGAAAGTGTTCGTAGACAACTCTTTTATAAGAGCGGTCACCATATTGGCAATATTCCTGTTAACGAAGACGGTTCTATTGATACTGAATGTGACACATATAAAGTTGTACAATACTTTGTAGATAATGTTTATGTTCCTAATGTGAAATTAGTAACTTGGGGTGATATTAAAAAGTGCGGATTCATGCCTTTGGAATCATTTGGATTAGACTATCAAGCGTCTAATTATTTAAAGTATATTCCTAATTTCCATACTTACGGTGCTAGTATGAAAAAAATAACTACCGCAACGGGAGATATTACTGGTGGAAATGAAGATGGAAATGATATAACTGGTTCGGGATTTTATCATGGGTGTAAAGGACATTGGTTATTACATGATATTCAGAAGAATGGTTTAAATCAACCGATAACTATTGTATTACAAAAAAGCGGAAGAAACGATAGAATTGAATACAACCCACATATACACCCTGGCTCAGTACGACAAGGTGTATTCGGTGCGACAGACGATGAAAGTATGACCTGTATTGTTTGGGACGCATATAACGCCTTTGATTGGATAGAACCTTTAACTACTGATGAGTGGTTAAGAAGTTTTACTACACCACAGTTTGACGGCATGAGACCGACACAATTACATGTATCTTACAATTATACTAGTATTGAAGTGCAAACTTCGGGTGAATGGAATAATGGAAGGTCAGAACCCGATAGACAATGGAGAGAAAAAGTAAAGGATTTTTCTAAAAAGGTATCAGAAAAATTCAATGGAAAACCTTTAAACATATATCTTGGGTATGATTCAAGACATGAAGATATAACAGACGTACAAATAAATTCTATTAATCAAGCATGTCAAAGAGCAGTTAATGACTCACAGTGTAGATTTGAACCTGAAATAAAACTACTTGACGTATCAAAGATTCCCGAATATACTAGAGAGTACGCAAATCAATCGACAGAATTTACTTATAGCAGATTCTTAATTCCATACTTAGAAAATTATGAAGGGTTTAGTATATTCATAGATAATGATTTTGTATGGAAACAACCTTGGTATGAAATGTTTTATTTTCTACACCCCGACAATGCAGTAGCATGTGTTCAATATGAATATGAACTAGAAAAAATGTCTAAGACTAAAATGGGTGGTGAAGAGAATGTTATGTATCCTAAAAAGTTGTGGTCTAGTTTCATGATATTTAATAATGCTCATGAAGACTGTAAAAAATTAACACCCGAAGTTGTAAATACTGCGAGTGGTCAATACTTACACCAGTTTGAATGGACTGATAGTATTGATAGAATCCCTGACAAATATGTCTTTACAGAAGGCATGTCAGACGAAGATAAAAGATATCATGCGGTGCATTATACAAGAGGTGGCCCATGGATAAAAGATATGGACTGTAGTGACATATCGCAATTAAAGTTATACGAAAAGTATAAAAATATACTCAATAAATAAGAATAGAGGTAATATATTATGAATCAACTTGTTTTTACAGAAGATAACAATCTTCACATCACCAAACCAAACGGTTTGAGATACCAATTTGACAATGTCGAAAAACCAAATTTAGGTTTTGATTTTGACGTTATTGTTTATGACGGAGACAGCGAATTTAAAATTGTCGGTTACAACGATGACATTCCTTTCGATGAACAGGATAAACATGCACTTGTAGACGAAGAAAGAGACGCTATCGAACAGTTTATTGAACAGTCAGAACCACCAAATGGTATGTCCTTAAACAATCAGTTTATGGCAGACTTAGAAAATTTAACTCACGACAAAATAGAAGACTGTGCAATAAGATATAATTTTAGAAATCTTAACGAATGTGTATATGCTGGACGAGAAGGTTCTAATCATACGTATAGGTCAGAAGCACGTAGAGTTTTAGAATATGCAGATGCAACTTGGTCAATATGTTTTCAAACGCAAGAAGAAATAATGGCAACAAGAGAAGACCATTTGAAACCTTTTGACGAATACGTAGTAGTGTTGCCTGAAACAGTATCACCAAATAATATTTGTTAAAGTGAACGTTGTCTACCACGACAAACCTTTCAGACTAACGAAAGATAATTATCCGTTAGGGGATACCTTTCATGTTATCGATAATTATTTGGCGGACGAATTACACCACCATTGGGATAAGTCATTAGTCGCAAGTAACCTTTGGTCTAAAACTAATCAAGTTGCGTCCGATAGTAAAACAGGATTACCACATCATTCCTTTTGGGGTGGAACATTTTTTAGAGATGTTCCTAATCATGAACACGTAGATTGGTGTCAAGGAAATCAGATAAATCGTTCAGATACTTACTTTGCTTCATATTTTAATACTAGAGTAATGAATGACTTTGGTTTTCGTTGGGTTGAGTTTGATTACATGGGTTTGAATTCACAAACTCAAGGACTAGACGGTACATGTCATAATGATTGTGCGCCTGAATGTGAGTGGAACATATCTTTTTTGTATTACTTAAATACATTTTGGAATCCTAAATGGGGCGGTGACTTAAGAGTGTATGATGAAAATATTGGTAGCGGTGTTGCAGAAGAAATGAACAAACACGAAATAGGAAGAATAGAATTTAAACCAAACAGATTACTTATGTTTGACGGAAGGATACCTCATGGTGCAGAAGCACCAAAACCTTCTGCAAGATATGTAGATAGACGTTCATGTGTATTGCGTGGTTCAGAAATAAGATTAGTACCTCAAGAAGAACAAAGAAAAGAAGTTGCACCAAGACAACTAAGATATCAGAGATATATGAGATATGCCGACAATTGAGTTTAAAACATATAATGATACCGCATTTGAATTAATGCGTCCTGTACCTGCAAGTAAAATGCAACCCGATTGGTGGAAAAAATCTAAAGTGCATATGATTGATAAAGGGGTGGTTGGGATATCATTAAGAGCTTGTCCTGCAATGCATGATTGGTTATCAACAGGATATTATATCGCAACAAATAGAGATATACATTGTGAATTCAATCAAACTCTTGTAAGTGGTGGTGATTGGCATGCTACCGTTCCGCCTGACGGTGAAAATTTTGAAGCTTCATATGCTTCACCTACACATTCAAAACACCAACTAATGAATGATAATTTCTCATTCTTAAAAGGAGATGGTTCTGATGAAAATCCTCATGACGCATTCAAATTTAGAGTACCTTGGTCTGTAGTAACACCGCCTGGCTATTCTTGTTTATATCTTGACCCCTTTTTACATCAGAATAAATATTTTAGAACATGGCAAGGAACAATGGATACTGATATGTTTAATACCTTAACAGATAATACGCAGATTATTATGTATCCATTAAGTGACAAGTCTTTTGTTATACCTAAAGGAACACCCATAGTACAGATAGTTCCTTATAGGAGAGAACAGTGGACTGCGTCTTATATTAACATGGACGGGAGTGCATATATAAATGAAGTAAGTCATTTAACAAGTGAATACGGCAAACCTTCAATATCTGAATTGTGTGAAGTTGAGGGTGATGCAAGTTCGCCAGACGGACAGGTGCCTGGCGGATTTTACAGAAAATACATGTGGACGACTAAAGCAAAAAACTTTAAGGACGCTCCACCTAATGAATGCCCCTTTGACCCAAAAACAGGAGAAATGAAAAAGTGAAATACGAAGGATATACAGAGTTCGAGGCTAATAAAACTAAAGGTGATAACAATGTTGGAGTTGATATCGATAGTTTATACGAAGGACAAACTAATGTTCAAATAGAAGGTTTTGATGTAGGTACAGACGCCAGTACACCTGCTTTTTATATTTGGAATTCTATGAACTGGCACGAAGATACTTATTGTGGTTGGAAAACTTTTAAAGGTGAACAAGACCATAATACACTGTCAACAGTATGGGAAACGAGGTGGTGGCATTCAATCCAACCAGCACCTTACAAGTATGTGGGTGGCCCTTATAGAGCTGCTGTTGCAGATTATACTTTTGGTGTGTTTGGATTATTCTTTTGTCAAAGGTTTGTTCCAATTACAGATTTGAGAGTCACTTATGACAAAGCAATTAAAGTAGGTGATACTATAGAATGTGTAATAACAAACACTGTAATTGAAAATGACATTTTGAAACAAGAGTTAATTCAAAGAATTTACGGTAGTGATGAAATTGTTGGTCGTGCTTGGGCAAGTCACTTCATGAAGAAGAAAGAAGACTATAAAGAAAAACAACAAGACTTAACTGAATTAAATGGTGACGGTAATCGTGACCGAGGAAGGTACGGGGAAGATGTCAGTTAGATTACTGTTTCCACATTACGTATTTCAAAGAAATATGTTAGACCCAAATCTTGACGAAAGTCAAGGATATGATTTGGAGTATAACGAAATGTTAGTTGCAGAAGTTGACGCAATGCGTAAGCGTGACCCTAAAGGTAGACTTGTATCTAATTCACCTAACCCTGCTACAATGCATAGGTCGGGTTGGCAGTCTAATGACGGTTGTGAAAGTAGTCCAGTCTTTCAGAAATGTATGAATCGTATCAGTAAGTTTTTTTCTGACGAGGTTTTACCTTTTCATGGTATTCAAAATTCTAATGGTCTTAAAATGAGGCCAGGCAATTCATGGGCAAACATAAATGAAACTATGTCTTGGAATAGACCTCATACTCATAATGGTTGTTGGTATTCAGGTGTTTTATATCTAAAAGCAGACGGAGATGAAGGTAACTTTTCTGCAATTGATACAGACTCTAAAGTTCTGTCTATGTTTCCGCACCACCAAAGAGTTAGAACTAATTGGGACGTTCAACCTAGAACAGGAGATATTCATATATTTTCTAGTGGTTTAATGCATATGGTTGAACCTAATATGACTGACAAAGAAAGATATAGCATATCGTTCAATATGGATTTACATGACGTGGTAGGCCCAACTGGATTCTTTCCTGATAATGGTGCTGGTTACTTTGGTCAAGACTTTACTGTTGATGAATGGAATCCTGATGAATTTTCATTTAATTTAGACGAAAGAGGAAATCCAATACGTTAATTCCATAAATAACCGTATGGAAGAAAACCTAATAGCCTTTGACGCACACTTACTTTGGAATATAGTTCTAACCTTTATTCTCATGCCTTTAGGTTTCTTAATCCGTAACCTATTATCTGAACAAAAAAGAATTGATATTCTTATCAATAAAACACGTGAAGAAGTCGCCAAAGACTACGTAACACGTGAACAACTATCCAAAGAACTAGAAAGATTAATGGATACCTTAGACAGAATCGATACCAAAATCGATAGACTACAGAATAAAACTTACTTCCAAGAATAATTCTTATAAATAGTAGTATTAAAGGAAAATACTACTATGGCCGCACCAAATTCTAAAGACACATTTAAACAGTACATCAAGCGTGCTCTTGGAGCTCCAGTAATAGAAATCAATATAGATGATGACCAACTGGACGACAGAGTAGACGAAGCATTACAATACTTTCGTGAATATCATTATGACGGTAGTATCAAAACATATTTAAAACACCAATTGAGTGCTAACGATATCGCTGGATTAAAAACAGACGAAACGTTTACAGAAAACGCAGCTGGTACTCACGCAAAAACAGACCAACAATATAAACAACAACAAAACTATATTGTTTTACCTGAGTTTATATTATCAGTTATAAACATATTTCCATTTGCAGATAAACATAATCTTAATATGTTTGATATTAGATATCAATTAAGACTCAACGACATATACGATTTAACAAACACTAGTATTCTATACTATGAAATGGTTCAACAGCATATCAGTATGTTAGACCAAATCTTAGTGGGTCAAACACCTATCAGATACAATACTCACATGAATAGACTATATCTTGACATGGACGCTGACCAAATCAACGCAGGTGAGTTTATCATTATAGAGTGTTACAGAAAGATAGACCCAAATGATTTTACAGACATATACAATGACATGTGGTTGAAAAGATATGCAACTGCTTTGGTCAAGTATCAATGGGGACAGAACTTATCTAAGTTTGGTGGTATCGCACTGCCAGGCGGAGTGGTGCTTGAACCCGATAACATAAAGACAGAAGCACTAGAAGAAAAAACAAGGTTAGAGGAAGAATCTAGATTGAACTACGAAATGCCTGTATTAGATATGATGGGGTAATAAATGCCAACTAACGTATTCTTTAACCATGCAGTTCAGAGTGAACAACATCTATATGAAGATTTAGTTGTTGAATCTCTTAGAATGTATGGACAAGAGACATTCTACTTACCAAGACAGATAGTTGAAACAGATACTATTTTTGACGAAGACGTGCAGTCCAAATTTGGTGACGCATACTCAGTAGAAATGTACATTGAAAACGCCGAAGGATTTGAGGGCGAAGGCGACCTCATGTCTAAATTTGGTGTAGAGATACGTGACCAAGCAACATTTGTTTTATCGGTAAGAAGTTGGGAAAGGTTTGTCGCCACAGACCAAAATTTAGCAACTAGTCTTAGACCTAACGAAGGAGATTTAATTTATCTTCCTTTATCAGGTTCATTATTTGAAATTAAATTTGTAGAACACGAACAGCCTTTCTATCAAGTAGGTAAACTATTTGTATTTAAACTACAGGCAGAACTATTTGAATACGCAGGTGAAGATTTTGATACTGGTTCAGACGCAGACTTTGTTGAGGCAGAACAAGCATACAGAGTTGACTTGAGAATGACCGCTGATGCATCACCACCAAGTCCATATACTCTTGGTGAAAATGTAACATTAAATGGAACTGTTGTAGGTGAGGTTGTTGGATTTAGAGCTGACATAGCACCTGGCCAATTAGAAGTAATACACGTAACTACTACATTTAAAGTTGGTGATACTATTGTTGGTGCAAGTTCGGGTGCTTCAAGAGTTATCAATAGTATAGAATATGTGATATCTATGTCTCAGGACGGAAATGCTCAGAACTTAGACTTTGAAGGTAAAGCAGATAACTATCTAGACTTCTCAGAAACGAATCCATTTGGTGAGGTTACATAATGTTTGGTACACGTTTTTATAACGAAACAATGAAACGAGCAGTTTCAATATTTGGAACTTTGTTCAATAACATTGACGTTGCTGATATTAAAACAGACGGAACTGTTTTGAATATAAGAAAGGTTCCCATAAGTTATGGCCCAAAAGCAAAGTTTCTTGCGAGACTTCAAAACGAAACAAATCTGAATGACGGAAACAGAACTGCTATCTCATTACCTAGAATAGCATTTGAAATTTCAGGTATCGAATACGATACGTCTAGACAAAACAATAAACTAATTAGAAATACTAAGAATACTCAAGAGACTGATAAAGTCAATCGTAGGTTTCAATATGCACCTGCACCATATAATATAAACTTTACATTGTCTGTAATGGCAAACAAGATGAATGACGCATTACAGATAGTAGAACAGATACTTCCATATTTTCAACCCGATTACACAGTCACCATGAAAATGATAGACGATATGTCTGATAATAGAGACGTTCCTGTCATTTTAAATTCAGTATCGTTTGAAGATACTTATCAAGGTGGTTTCGAGGAAAGACGTACAATTACATATGACTTAGAATTTCAAATGCAGTTATACTTTTTTGGCCCTGTTTATCAAGGTAAGATTATTAAAAACGTTATCGAAAGAGATTACATTGGTGACGGTAATACAGGATTTACATCTTCCGAAATAACTAGCGCAGGTCTTGTAAAAGAAGTTAAAAGTTATGAACCTGCATTTGAAAATAGAACTAACAATGCGGTTTCAAATTCTTCAACAGTTACATTTACAACAGCACTAGACGCTGATATAAGTGTAGGAGACGAAGTATTTGGAACTGGAAATACAACTAATCCAACTATAAGTAGTATTGCAACTGATAAACTAAGTATGGTTCTTAGTGCAAATATTACTCTTGACGCAAACAAGAGTTTGAAATTTGTTGGTTCAGTAAATACTAATGATACGTTTGTAGTAGCGGAAACAGTTTCATTCTATGACGATGGAACAAACAAAACCTACACAGACAACTTAACAGATGATGCATAATTATGACAAAAAAAGTAGACGAAAAGTTAAACGACTTGCTCGATATTAACACCTCTTTAAAAAAAGAAACCAAAGCGGTTCCTGTGATTCGACCTGATAAAGAGCAGAACATAGAGACTGACTACAGGTATGCGAGAGAACACCTCTACGACCTCATAGAACGAGGCCAAGACGCAATTGACGGTATCCTAGACCTATCTAAAGAGACAGAACACCCACGTGCCTACGAGGTTGCAGGACAGTTAATTAAGACTGTAGGGGAAACTGCAGAGAAACTTATAGACCTTCAAAGTAAAATGAAGAAACTAGAACAAGACGATACTAAAATCAGAGACCAACATAATCATTTATACGTGGGGTCAACCAGTGAACTACAAAAGTTCCTAAAGAAAAATAATGGTACAAGCGAAGAATGAAGGTTATCTAGGCAACACGCAAATTAAACGTGTTGGTATAGAAACCAAATATACAGAAGAAGAGTTAGCGGAATACATGAAGTGTTCCAAAGACCCATGCCATTTTATTGAACAATACACACAGATTATCTCTCTTGACGAAGGTATGGTTCCATTCAAACTTCGTGGATATCAGGATAAACTAATTCAACATTACGACAGTAATAGATTCAGTGTCGTACTTGCAAGTAGACAGAGTGGTAAATCAATCACCTCATGTGCATATCTATTGTGGTTCTTATTGTTCCACCCCGAAGTAACTGTAGCTGTACTTGCAAACAAAGGTGCGATTGCGAGAGAAATGATAGCACGTATCGTAACTATGTTAGAGTCTGTTCCATTTTTCTTACAGCCAGGCGTAAAGATTTTAAACAAAGGTAATATAGAGTTTGGTAACGATAGTAAGGTTGTTGCAGCTGCAACTTCCAGTAGTAGTATCCGTGGACTCTCAATAAATATGTTGTACCTTGATGAGTTTGCATTCGTAGACGATGCAGAGACATTCTATACTGCAACATATCCCGTTATTACATCAGGTAAAGATTCAAAGGTTATTATTACTTCCACTGCAAACGGTGTGGGTAATATGTTTCATAAAATATACGAGAGTGCAGTACATGGACAATCAGAATACAAAGACTTCACAATTAACTGGTATGACGTGCCAGGCAGAGACGAAGCATGGAAAGAACAAACAATTGCAAACACCTCAGAAGCACAGTTTGAACAAGAGTACGGAAACTCGTTTTTGGGAACTGGTAACACTCTCATTAACTCGAATACTTTACTTGGGTTAAAAGCATATGACCCTGAATGGTCAAAAGAAGAATTCTACATGTATGAAAAACCCATAGAAGGTCACCAATATGTTATGTGTTGTGACGTTGCGAAAGGGAGAGGTATCGACTTCTCAACGTTTAGTATCTTTGACGTATCTTCTAAACCATTCAAACAAGTTGCGACATTTAGAAACTCTTTAATATCACCATTATTGTTTCCCGATTTGATTGCAAAGTATGGTAAAGCATATAATGACGCAACTGTTATCATAGAAAACAATAATGAAGGAAGTATTGTTGCGTCACAATTGCATTATGATTTAGAATATCCTAATGTTTTCGTACAAGGACAACTAAAT